TATTATAATGTCATTAAACGATCCTGTACTGCTTATTATATTGCCATTTACGTCTAAATTTTGTGTTGTGGTCGTTGTAATTGATTCTGGTATGGAAAACACATATGATGAGTCATTTTGTGCACCTACACATACCAAACCTGCTTGAAGAGTAAGAGTTGGTGTATTACTACCAGTTGTTACATCAAAAGAAACCGTTGCTTGAGCAGCTGTTCTCGATTTTGGTACATATCCTATGTTTCGAGCAAGTGAAACGACATTTTCACGAACTGTTGCAGAGTCTAAAAAGGACTCATTCACAATCATATTGGAATTAAATGCTGTAATATAGGTATTATATGCTAAAGTGTCAATTAAGACCGAAAAATTAGATCCTTCAAAGTCAAAATCCGTAAAATCGGAGTTTGCACGGATATAATCCTTAATTGAAGTCTTAATTTGATCAAAATCGAGGTTTGTAAACTTAGTAAAAGGCATTTATCTTGTTGCTTCGAGCATGAATGTGAATTCTTGTGTGGGAATGTCCTGTCCAACAATATTAAAGAATACCGCAACCTCAAATTCATTCGTATCTGGTCTTGGTTCTACTTCAACTCTTACATTATCAATTCTAGGTTCAAAGTTTTCAAGTGTAATTTCTATTTGGTTCTGAATTACCGATGCAGTACCAAAATCTACAAAGTCAAATAGGCTATCACGTACCTCAGACCCCAATACTGAGTTAAAAAACCTCTCAGTGGGTATAGTTTGTATTAAATTTGTTACAGACTTCTTAATTGCATTCTCATTTTTGAGAATTGTAAGGTCTTTTGTGACTGGATGAGGGGTAAATGACAAACTTATGTCCTTAAATGCCCTCGATATCCGCTTTATTGCCATTTAAACAAGAGTTTTCCTGTTTTATTTATGACACTTTTTTGTAAATGATATTATTTATCCTAATTCTGGTTCAATTTTGATTTCTTGAGTGATTTTTTTCCTTTCTTTTGCTGTTTTCCAGAAATAATTCTCTTCTGAACCTAATCCATCACGATCATGACCATTTTCAACCTGATAATATACGGTTGAAACCTTAAAATCAGGCACTTTTGGTGTTTCTGGTGTAATACTGTTGTCGTAAATCCTCATTCTGTTGTTTGGATAGAGACAAAACTGTCCATTGTCCAACTCTAAGAGGTTATGAGACTTATGTTCGGCAGGTTGTTCACTTGTAGAGTAGTCAATTGCATCAACACTTTCGTGATAATTGTCTAAAGTACAAATATAAGTACCTGTTTGATTGCCAAAATCCCTTGTCATCACTTCAAAATGCATTGAACCGATAAATTGCTTCTGAACTGCAACGACACCATAGTCCATACAGTTCCAAAACTGTAAATTATGCAGTGTCATATCAGGTGTAGGAGTCTCTGGGTCGGTTGTAAACGCAGAAATAGGCAATTTATCAAACATTGCAGCATATTCTGGTAAATAAGTTTCAAAATAAAACGCACGACCAGGTATACTCTTCGCAGATACCCAGACTCCTTTTACAAATTCACCGTGACCACTCTTATGATCGGTCAAATACTCTTTTCTTACCCATACTTCATAAGAAGGTAGATTCGCAATCAACGTAGACATCTATTTTCCTTGCCCTCTTGGTCTTTTACGAGCCGAGTTACGGGATGTAGCGGCATATTTCGAGTGTTTTCCGTTTCCTTGTCGAGTTTTTTTCGGATGACTTTGGATAGTATTTCCAGTGTTAAATGTTTTTGCCATTAGATTCTTCAAATTTTACATCGGTTACAAGTTCGAGTGGATGCGGTGATCCATCTGCGAAAAATTGGTCTGCAAGATCTTGCATTTTCTCAAAGTACTCCTCTTCGGTAAGATCTTCAAAGAGTATCTTACCTTTGTGAGAAATACTATATAACTCTTGTTTTTTCATGTCCTACACGAATTCGAGGGTCACACATAATACGGAATCCTGCCTCCTTTGCATCTAAGCAAAATGAGACATCTTCTCCGCACATATCTTGAACAGCACCAGATTCAAATACCTGCATCTTCGGAGCAAACCAAGGATAAGGCATTTGTTTGTCTTCAAATACTCCGTGTTTGATCAGTAACCATCCGAAACCTGCATAGTCAACTGTAAATGGTTTTGTTCTCTTTGAGATTGAGTCGATGGTTTCATGGTTCATCACTCCACCGTTACCTTTGAAGTCATCCTCATCTAACCAGTGAGCGACTGAAGTTGTTCTTCCATCTTCTGTACAATACCAACCTGATGCAATCTTTTCGTCCATTAACACAAGTTGATAGAACTTCTCAACATTAAAAACAATATCAGAGTCTATCCATAGTTGATAATCATACTTTAACTTACCATCCCAAGGTAATTGATCAGGACCACGAAGAACATTTGCACCAAGACACTTACATCGGGCAAAATTTACCATTGATGAATAATCTTGTGATATTTGTATACTTGCTTTGTTATGTACAAGATCAAAGCATAGAGTTACAAAGTTCTTTAGAAATGTATATGATACTCCTCGACCTGGTAGACAAAATACAATTGTCTTACCTGCTACCATTCTTTTTGCTTTATCGTAATCCCACTGTGGTTCTTCTGATGCTTTTGCCTTTGCTTTTGCAGTCGCAGCTGCTGATTTAACAGTAAATCCTTTTGCCATACTATTGTTCAATTATAATTATATAATACTCTATTATCTATACAATGTCAATAAGAGTCTTTTATCTTTTTTGTTCGGTTTCTTTGATTGCTTTCATTACCTTATGATCTAATACAATTCCTTTATGTTTTAAAACTATTGCCTTTGCCATAGTCATTTTTGAACTATAGAAAACAATAGTTTCATTTAAGCCTGAGTCACCACTCATAAATCCTCCTGTATAGTACCTTTATATAAACCTCTCTCTTTAACAAATATATCACTAATCTTAATTATTTACAAGTTTAATGTTTGCTTTATATTTCTTTTGTTACATTCTTATCGAGGGAATCGTTGTCATCATCTAATTTTCTGACAACTGGTGGTGCAATTACACGATGAAATTCTCGAAAATATTCCATTCGGTCTTTTGCATAATACTTGGATTCTTCTTTCTTACTCATCCTTGTCTGTGATGACTACTTCATCTCCATCCGAATTAAAACTAATTGGTGTTCCTTCGTACCAATTCATTTCATTCATTATCCATTCGGGTATGATAGTATAGTATTCCCCAGTAACAGGATCGGTCTCTATGATGCTAGAAATTTCTGCGGGATTTTTTTTCATGTAGTGGATTTCATTTTTCATTTCTGACTGTATCTATACCTGGGAAAATTTTTATATATGAAATGCAACTTATATCTCGCTTCCGTAACACTTTGTAGGTTAGGTTCCCAGTGCTTTTTTATATAAGGGGGGCGTTTAACCCCCCAACTGCTGTGATCACGAACGAATGATATTAAAGTTATAATAAGAGAAGGTCTCTCTGTCTACCAACTTAAAGACTCCGTGAAGTCCACTCATTACATAACCCTCCCCTGAGATGTAGTCATTGCCTAAGAAGCACTCAGCATCAAAATTGTCTCTCATTCTCAGCATAAACTCCTCCTTGATTTTCTTCACAAGTAACCACAACCGCACCAACTGATAGTTTGCGAACTCCTCCGCAACTACCTCATCTCCGTCACGAATGTACGCATTAAGATCAATTTTAATTTGCTTTGCTTCTTTCTCTGTGGCAAAGTCAACTAAGGTTGCCATCTGACGGGCAAACTGTATTAACTGTGAGATGTTATGCCCTGCACCCAACTCAGACAACCACGCATCAGGTTGAACAAAACCCTCCCCCAACTTATCCAATAGGGGTGATGCTGTCATTGTTTTCATTGTCTCCCCTGTGTACTCTGTATGAGGTGCAACCACGACACCCGTGTTCTGAACTTCGGCAAATGTGTAACTAATTGCATTGGGTTTATAATCTCTGTAACCACCGAACCCAATAAAGTCCCCTTGAAAAATTCTGTCTGTACGGGGTAAGCAATTCAAACACCTGTGCAAAATGCCACTTAGTTCAATGTTGTTCCCGTGATTGCGTTCGATGTCCTCATTAGTGTAGTTGATTTTTGGGGTTCTCTTATTAAATACGGACTTCGTGCCGACAAAAAATTTCCCGTTCTCTGGGTTAGTCCCCCACACTATAGCGGGTGATCCATCTATCTTAACTGAGTAATGATTGTTAGACTCAAATGCCTCAAGTACAGATAGATCCCCTGTAAGGATTGTGTCTTCTGGGTGTTCGATGTGTAGATTTTTCATTATGCGTAAATTGGTGTTGCGTACTTACTGCAAGGG